TTGAATCATTAAAGAAAAAACCTAAATCTATTGTTGATGCACCAAAAGTCCCAATCAAAACTATAATTTCAATTGCAAATAAAACAATAACTAATTACGTAAATAATTTATCCGAATCAGATAAAAAAGAATTAGTGGATTTATTATCTCAAGATGATGGTGTTTTAAAAGAAAATTTTGAACCGTTAAAAAGTTCTGTTATTTCTAAATTAACCACATTAAAAAGAGAAAATACAGATTATGAAACAGTGAAAAAAATAAATGAGTCAATTGAAAAGGTTGAATCAGAAAAGTATGATAAATTAACTTATTTCAAATTAAAAAGTTTAAACGAAAATCTTTAATCGTTACTCTTATACTTTTTTTGAACGTACTTGGCTTTGTTAAGTACGTTTCTTTTTTTAACAGATTTTTTAACGAATTCTTTTCTGTCATTTAAATGAGTACTTTGCCTTGTTTTAATAACCTTACTTTTATAAATTTTTAAGGCTTTTTCAATATTTGAGTTATTATCTACTTTAACTATTAACATAATTTTTAGGGTTTTGACTATAATGGTAAATATACTTATATTTTAAAAAAATAAACGATTATTATATGAAAAATAATGAAAAAAGGGAAAACCTCCAAGATAAACGGATTCAGTTCATCAAAGATAATTTATGGAACCGTTGATTCAATTAATTTTAAATCAGTGTATTTAAATCTACAAACTTGGGTTGAACCAATAAAAGAGTCGGAAAATTGGGGAAGGATTGTTCTTAATCTTAGTCGGGCTATAAAACATTCAGTGTATGAATCAATTGACAGGGAGATATTTGATGATAGTTTTATTGTTGATTTAGATTTACGCTCAAGTGGTTTAACATTGGGTAAAAAATCATTTATGAATTTAGAAATAAATTTTTATTTAAAAAATGAAGACGTTGATTTTAAATCAAAAGAAATTAAAGAAAATTTTAAAGATATAGTAAAAAGAATTTATGACGAAAATTTTGATGGTAATGATTATTTTAATTTTTATTTAACTAAAAGTAAAAAACAAGAAGAATTATGCCAAACTGAAAGTGTTTAATATTTATTAAATAAAACATTTAAAATGGATTTAAAAATATTAAACCCCAACGATACAAATAAAAAGGGTATTCTAATTGAATATGATGCGGGATATATTTCCCCAAAAGATAAACATAATATAGATGTAATTAGAGAATCTAAAGATTTTTTAGACCACTCTAAACCTTTTGAGTTCTATGCTGTATTACAAAAATACGACACTCCAAATAGAAACGGTAGAATTTATCCTGAGCGTATATTAAAACGTGAATCGGATAACTACAAAAAAATGATACAGAAAGGTGTTTCTCTATCTGAATTAAATCACCCTGAATCATCTTTGATTGATTTAGATAGAGTTTCACATATGATTACTGAAATTTGGTGGGAAGGAAATATATTAATGGGTAAACTGTTGTTACTAACAAGTCCAGGTTTTCACGAAAGAGGTATTGTATCAACTAAAGGTGACATGGCGGCTAACTATCTTAGACAAGGGGTTACATTGGGTATTTCCTCAAGAGGTGTCGGTTCATTAAAAAAAGTTGGTGAAAGAAATGAAGTACAAGATGACTTTGAATTAATTTGTTTTGACTTAGTATCATCACCTTCAACACCTGGTGCATATCTTTTCTCAAACCCTGATGATAGATTTAAGTACGAAGAGAATCTTGAGGAAGAAAAGAAAATGAGAGCGAACACAGAAGTTAGTGACAATAACAATAAATCACTTGACTTAATGAGAAGATTGTCCGATTATTTGGGAAAATAATTTAAATTATGGACGAAAAATATTTTGTAGCAAGAATTACGACTGACTTGGTAGATTCCGATTCAGGTAAAGTGAAAAAAGTTAAAGAAGAAAAATTGGTAAAAGGTTACAGTCCCACAGACGTAGAAGCAAAGGTTACCAAAATTTACGAAAACTACACAATGGATTGGAGAATCACCGCTATTGTTGAAAGTAAAATTGATGAGGTGATAGACTAAGATTATTTCAACGATAAAATTAAAAGGAGGGAAATACCCTCCTTTTTTGTTTTAATGGTTTTTACGAATTTATAATATAAATAAAAAAGTTACGAGGATTTATCGTTAAAAATAACTTTTTTCAAAATCAACACTATTTATATATTAAAATAACCAAACAATTAGATGGAAAACAAAAAATCTTTGGTAGAAGAAGCAATCATTCAAATTAAGAATTTGGAAGAAGCTGTTGCCGAAAATGCAAAAGGAATACTTCATTCAACAATGAAAGAAGAAATCAATCAATTAGTAAAAGAATCTCTAACAGAACAAGATGTTGATAGTGATGAGGTTGAAGACACAGACGTTGAAATTGATGACATTGACTCTGACTTAGATTCAGATGAAATGGAAGATGTTGAGACAGATAACCTTGATGTTGATGATGACCTAGAAGGCATTGAAGACGAAGAAGAACCTGTTATTGATTTAACACAAGAGGAAAACCCTGACGAAGTACTAAGAGTATTTCAGTTAATGGGACCTGATGATGAAATCGTTGTTCAAAAAGATGACTCAGGAAATATCAACTTGAAAGATAAAAAAAATAACACTGAATATATGATAGTAGGTGAATCTGAAGAAGGTTATGATTTAGAAAACGAACTTTATGAGTTTGAGGAAGATGAAGATGAGGATGTTAAAGACATCATCAATAAAGTTTTTGCAAACGAGGAGTACGAAGAAGAAGAAGAAGACGAATCTTATGAATTAGACGAAGAGTTTGAGGAAGAAGAGGAAGACGAATCTTATGAATTAGATGAAGAAGATGAATTAGATGAAGAAGATGAAGAAGATGAAGTTATCTATGAAATTGAAATAGGTGATGAAACTGCAGAATCTGACGAATTAGACGAAGAGTTTGAGGAAGAAGAGGAAGACGAATCTTATGAATTAGACGAAGAGTTTGATGAAGAAGAGGACGAAGAGTCATATGACCTAGATTCAGTTATGGAGTCTAAATCATTTAAAGCTAAAGGTGTAGGTATGGGTAAACCTAACAAAAAGAAAATTTACTCAGCAAAACCAAACCAAGAAGGTGGTTTTAAAACCGTAAAGAAAAAGGTTAATAAAACTATGGGTACAGGTAGTGCTAAAAAAGGTTTCACATACAAAGATGGTGAAAACTTAGAAGGTAAAATGAAAGTTGTTAAAGGTAAAAAGGCCGAAACTAAAGAAGCGTCTCGCACTTTAGGTTCAGGGTCTAATTTTAGAAAAGGAGGTTTACCAAAACCAAGAGCACATTCTAAATCAAACACCGCAATTAAAGAAAGTACTTCAAGAGAAGTACAAATCCTTAGAGAAAAAAATGAAGAATACAGAAAAGCGTTAAATGTATTCAGAGATAAATTAAATGAAGTTGCAGTTTTCAATTCAAACTTGGCATACGCAACTCGTTTATTCACTGAACATACAACATCTAAACAAGAAAAGATTAACATCTTGAAAAGATTTGATTCTGTAGAAACTATTAAAGAATCTAAGAACTTGTATCACACAATTAAAAGTGAATTAACAAATACTAAAACTCAACCAATGAATGAGTCAATTGAGAGAACAATTAATAACTCTCCGTCAACAGGTTCAGCGGTTAACTTAATTGAGTCAAAAACTTACGAAAATCCTCAGTTCTTGAGAATGAAAGATTTGATGACAAAATTAAGATAAAAAAATAAAATAAACAAATAAATAAAAAACCAAATAAAATGGGAGCATTATTAGAATCAGGTCTTGTTGGTAACATCGGTCTTAAGCACCTTAAAGTTATTAAAGAAGATACTATTAGTAAATGGGATAAATTAGGATTCCTAGATGGTCTACAAGGACACTTAAAAGAGAACGTTGCTCAGTTATATGAGAACCAAGCGTCTCACCTAATTAATGAGGCTACAGGTGATGGGTCTTCAGGTTCTTTTGAAACTGTTGTATTCCCTATCGTTAGACGTGTATTCTCTAAATTGTTAGCGAATGATATCGTATCAGTACAAGCTATGAACTTACCTATCGGTAAATTGTTCTACTTCGTACCTAAAATCCAAGGGTATTCAGGTGGTACTTACAATGGATTAGACGCTGGTGGTTCAGGTGACCATTACGCACCTGTAGGTTCTCCAGGTAACTACCCTGGTGACGCTACTGCAGGATACACAGGAGCAGGAGCTTATAAGAAAAATCTTTATGATTTGTTCTATGAAGGAACTGAGCCAGGTTTAGACCCAGCAGGTTTATTTGACTACTCTAAAGGTCGTTGGTCAGCAATCACTGAAGCTACTACAGTTCAAGTATGGGAAAATGGTGATTTAGTTGATTACACTGGAACTACATTAGATGGTAAAAATGTTAGAAAACTTATCGTTAGTCTTTGTGGTTTCGCATCTGACGGAGCTGGTAAATTAATCGGACCTGATGGTAACGAAATGGATACTGAGGCTTTCTTATCTGACTTACATTTAATCGCTGACCCAACAAAATTGGTTGTTGATAGTGGTTCATCTTGTAACACTATTGTTGACACTAACGATAACCCAGTTTCTTTATTGTTTAGAGTTGTTACTCAACAATATGGTAAAGGTATTGTTAAATACGGTAATACAGTTCAAACTCAATGGCCTACAGGTGCAAACCCTGGTAACGGAGGTTCATTCAAAAACATCTGTGATGCTACAGGTTGTATCTATTTAGAAATTGACCTTTCTTGTCCTGTATGTGCTACTTGTGACGCAGAATCAATTGACGGATACAATGGTACATTGATTGACACTATTGATGCTGATTCTATTACTGCAGTTTACAGACGTTACGAAGAGTTAGAGTTTGAAGACAAAATTGGTGAGGTTTCTTTTGACCTTGAGTCAGTTACAGTTTCTGTGACAGAAAGAAAACTAAGAGCACAATGGTCTCCAGAATTAGCTCAGGACGTTGCAGCGTTCCATAACATTGATGCTGAAGCTGAATTGACAGCGTTGTTGTCAGAACAAGTTGCGGCTGAAATTGACCGTGAAATTTTACGTGACCTACGTAAAGGAGCGGCTTGGAACCTACGTTGGGATTACAATGGATGGAGAAGAATTCAAGCAACTACATCTTACACTCAAAAAGATTGGAACCAAACTTTGATTACAGCAATCAACCAATTGTCAGCACAAATCCACAAATCTACATTGAGAGGTGGAGCTAACTGGATTGTTGTTTCTTCTGAGGTTTCAGCTATCTTTGATGATTTAGAATACTTCCACGTATCTAACGCATCACCTGAGCAAGACCAATACAACATGGGTATTGAAAGAGTTGGTACATTAGCAGGTCGTTACCAAGTTTACCGTGACCCTTACTTCCCAGCTAACCAAGTGTTACTAGGACATAAAGGAACGTCATTGTTAGACACAGGTTACATCTACGCACCGTATGTACCTCTACAATTAACTCCTACAATGTACAACCCATTCAACTTCACACCAATCAAAGGTATCATGACGAGATACGCGAAAAAGATGGTCAACAACAGATTTTACGCACGAATTACAGTTGATGGTGTTAGAACATTCGATTTAAGAGAATTGAGATAATCAAAATCTTAAAATATTTAACAAAAAAGGGACTATATGTCCCTTTTTTTTATGGGCTTAATTTAATAATTAACTTTTTGTGAGAATTGTGTATATTTATATTATATGAAAAAAATTATCCCAACTGAAGAACAAATAATAGAAATTAAAAAAATGTTTGTAGACGAATTAAAAGGTTTACGTGAAATATCTAATAAATTTGGATGGTCAACATTTACAATAAGTAGAATATTAAAAGAAAATAATGTCATTATTAAAGGTAGTGGTAGAAAATTCTTAGGTGGTAGAAAAGAATCCTATAAAAGAAATTATCATAAACATAAGGAAAAAAAATCAGAATACCATAAAAAATGGTCTGAACAAAATAAAGAACATTTAAGTAACTACATTAAAGAATACCGAGAAAATAATGTAGATAAAATTCGTCAAATAAAACGTGATTACGAAAGAAATCGTAAAGCGACTGACCCCATTTATAAACTAATCAACAATTTCAGAACCGCAATTTATCAGGTTTTAAAGGAAAACAATGTTAAAAAAAACGGTCATTATTTTGATATTCTAAAATACTCACCCGAAGATTTAATTGTACATTTGGAAAAACAATTTGATGAAAGAATGTCTTGGGACAATTATGGTGAATGGCATGTTGACCATATAAAACCGATTTCATCATTCAACATCCAAGAGATTGGTGACAATGAGTTTATAGAATGTTGGTCATTAAACAATTTGCAACCATTGTGGGGTGATGAAAATATTCGCAAGTCAAATAAATTAGACTATTTATAAATAAAATCCTCTTTATGAGTTATACCCATTATATAATTAAAATAATTGTTGTTCTTATATCATTATTATATCCATTTGTTTTATTATCTATTGAGGGTGAATTAAATTCAATATCACAATATTGGGACACTTCGTTACAACCGTTATTTATTGTGGCAAATGTAATGACTGCTTATTATTTTTTTGGTATTGATAATTGGAGATTCTCATCTTTTTTATTGGTTTTATTAACCGCATTCTCAGTCAAATTATACCCAATGATACATAATGTAGTTGCCGTTATGTTTTTTTTATCTTGTCTATATCCATTATTTAAAAGTAAACGATTTAAATTTTACGCTTATTTATACCTTTTATCACCATTAGTTGGTTTGTCATTAGGATTATTATATCTTGAAATCTATAGTATTATTATCTTATGCTTGTATCATCTTCATAGTATTATACACGTTATGTCAGTTATGTATCAAAAACATAAATTAGAAGGGTAACTTTTTCCTTTTTCAGATATTTATAAATAAACATTTTTTTATGAAAAAAGATTTATTTAAAATAGATTCTGATGAGGTAATGAGAATTCTTTCTTTACACGAGGAAAGAAGTAAAAATCAGTATCTTAATATTATTAATGAGGAAGGTGGGAACGTCTCAAATCCTGATTATGGAAAATCAAGTGCGTCTAATGTACAACCAAAACAAAAAATAACTCCTCCACAATCATGGACTGTAAGTTCTGCAAGTTATTCTTTAGAAAATGCTAAAGGAGGTACATCTAACAATGAATTAAAATTTTTTAAAGGAACCAAGTTTGTTCAAAAAATTAATAAACAAGGTAAACCTTATTTAATTACTCAAGCAACTACAGTCCAATTACCACAAACTTTAACAGGAAAAATAAATGGTCAGGCGACCGCAAGTGTTATGTATAATTGTGCAACAGGTAAATTTAGTTTAACTAACGTTAAGAATATAAAAACACCATCAGTACAATTCCAAGACAAAAGTCAACGATGGTATGATGAGGAAAGATATTTAACAACACAACTAACTAAAGTTTGTCAATATAAAGCTCCAAAACAAGAACTAACAAAACAAGATGATGGTAAAGTTACCGATGTAAAGGTGGATGGTAATAAAAATACGGGAACACAAAAACAATCCACTCAAGATGTTACAAATTTAAATACTCAAATACAAACATCTTTAGGGGTTCAAACTCCAACAGGACAATTAACCGATACCGATATTGATGCAATATTGGCTAAATTAGGATAAAAATATTATGGAAAGACGACTTATTATAAATGAAAATGATAGGAATCATATTTTGAGTCTTTATCAATTAAACACTAAAAAAATTATTTCTGAAGATTTGCAAATTAAACCTGGAATGAAGGCAACAGGGATTCTTCAAGATAATGCTCAAGGGAGGAATATGATTATTAAATCTGTCAATTATTTAAAAGATTGTGGTGTATACGAAGTTGAGTTTACAGGTACAAAAGACAAACCTACTGGACGTTCTTTATATGGATACTTTAAATACAGCGAATTACCATCACTCTCAATTAGTAAAAATGAAATAGACTTCAAAAGGGATGGTGAGGGGGTTAAGTCTCAAAATCCTTGTACTGATTATGCGACTATGGATAATTGGGGGTTACTGAAAATAGAAGCGGTTCAAACACCTGAACAACAACAAAATGAAAAGGCTATGTATGATATGGCTAAACAATGGATAATTAATAACAAAATTAATTTGAATGATACTCCTCAAAATATAATTAATGATATTAATACTTTTGTGATGCAAAAGGATGAGGACGGTAACCCAACTTTCAACCAAAATTTGATTCCATATATTAAAAAGTCAATTGAAGACCAAAGTGGTGGTAAAATTTCTTTCGCAGGAGTTACTCCAACCAATTCAAAGGATAACTTAAACACAACAACAACAACAACTGTTGCTCCAGCACAACCCACGGTAATTCAAAAAGGTGTGAAAAATCCAAAAGTTGAGGCCCTTCAAAATAAACTAAACGAAAAATTTAAAAGTGGTTTAACCCCTGATGGTAAATGGGGACCAAAAACAGCGGCGGCGGTTCAAACAGCGTTGGCTTCGTTACAAGGTTCTCAACAACCTAATACAAGTACTCAACCATTACAAAAACCAACAACCGATTATGCAAAACAATTCCAACAAAACGCACAGAATATTATAAATCAAAACCCGTTTAAAAGAACGAATTAAAATAAGAAAGACGGACTTACTCTCCGTCTTTTTTTTGCTCTTCAGTTTCTTCAGGTCTTGTTAGTACCCTAATTGATTTGGAAATAACCTCACATTCACCAAGTGAATATATATTTTGATGAAAAGCCGTTTTAACCGCATGTATTAATAACTGAGTCGCATTTTCTTTATTTAATGTTTGCAATAAAACATCTAAATGGTTTTCATTATACAAAGGAATTGTATTAAATAATTTCCCGTAGATTTCTTCTTCTTCCATGATATTTAAAATGTATAGATATTTATAAGTATAGTTATGAAAAACAACAAAATCCATATTAAAGAGGCAACATCGGATTCTAATGGTGGTAGAGGTTCTTACATTCCCCCAATCCAGCCAGGGTTGAGACCGTTTAAAAAGAGTTCATTAGCGCCATTCACAGATGCGGTTTCAGATTTTGATAGCCCACTACTACAATACGACAGTTATGACGGGAAAATGGATGAGAGGATAGACCAAATTAAAAAGATTGAGAAACAAGCAAAAAAAATCACTAACTACATGAAAAAACATCCATACGCAACGTTTAGTGACGATGATGGTAATATTGTTAATCAATATCCTGGAGGTGTACCTAAATTAAGTATTGTTCCAATTAAGGAGTGGATTGATGTTGATGATATACTTATTGAAGCAACAATAACTGACACGAGTTCTGGTGAATATAGTGGACCCCAAGAATTAGGATTAAAGAAATGGAAAAAAAATAATTTATCCCCCTTTACTGAATTTGTTGATAGCGATATCAATCACAAAAAGAAACAAAAGACATTGAAGAATAATGTTAATAAAAAAGTGGGTGTTTGGGAAAAGGGTTCAGATGGTACCTATGATAATCCAACTCACGATGTTCATACAATTAATGAAGATTTGGCCGTTTGGTTTGGAACAAAGAAAAAACCAAAAGGTAGTTCACAACCAAAAGGACCTTGGGTGAATATTTGTCGTAAAAAAGAAGGTGGAGGACATCCCCCTTGTGGTAGACCTGAAGCATCTGACAAGGGTTACCCAAAATGTAGAGCAGCAGGTGTTGCATCCAAAATGACAGATGCTCAGAAAAGGTCGGCTTGTCAACAAAAAAGAAAGGCTGAAAAAACTCATTCTAAGAGTGGTACTGGTAACAAGCCTAAGATGGTATCGTACAAACCAAAAAAAACCTCTAAGAATGAATCTTTTGAGGTTAGAATTAAAAACTATCTATTAGAGTTTATTAAAAATAAAGGTTAATATTTTTTACTAACTTTTTCTAAAATACTACTTAGTGAACTTTTAATTTGTGAAATCATTTCGTCCTCAAACTCCTGTCTAATCTTTTCAGTTTTATTATCGTACATACCTGTAATTCTATCCCAATCTCTTTCGTTTAGAACTACATCATAATGGTATACGTGATTTGTGATACTAATCCTTCTTTCATCAAGAATAATAAATAAACCTAATCTTGTATTTTTTATATAACGTTTACCTGAAATTGGTGCAATCAAAAATTTAGAATCATCTTGGTTAATCAATTTATGACAAATTGATTTACAAATTCGTTCATTATAATTTAGTTTTTGGACTTCTTTACCAAATGTGTTGTTAAAATGTCTATATCTTGCCCATATAAGATATTTAACATATTGTCTTTTAATTAAGGTTCGTAATCGTTCTAACATATTAAATTATTTAAAACAAGTATACGAATGTTTTTTTAAATAAAAAAGGGGAATTTTTATTTCCCCTTACAATAACTTCCTGAACATCTTTTTTTTCCGTCAAGTCCAGGCATTCGTCCTTTACAAACTTGGACGGCGTAGCCATTTCCGTAAGCGGAAGGGTAGACTTTGAATTTTGATTTAGCGGCCGCCTTACCTCTTGCACATAATTTAGTTCCTGTTTTTTTTCTACCTTCATTAACTGACATTGCTAAACCCAAATCAGGATTAGTCATACTAATTGCTAATGCCTCATCTTCTTGAGTGTTATCGTCTTCGTACATTTCCATTTCGGAATTATCTCTTTTTGTTTCATTCATTAAGAAATCAAACACTTGGTCCATATTGTTTTTTGCTTCAGCAATATGGTCTTGAGCCCAATCGTGACCATTTTCTAATATAGAACTTATTTCTTCTTCGTCCATATCTAACAACATTTCACATTGTCTTTTCATTTGTTCTAAATTAGAAAAGAACATATATCTACTGTTTTCTTGTTCTTTGATAACTCTCTTTATCAAACGACTTAAATCATTCTCAGATAATCTAACAACTTTTTTCATAATTAATTATATAATCCATTTGGTCCCCCTAAAGCAACCGTGTTTAATTGTACAATGTCTCTACCACTTCCATCACTATAAATAGCATGAGGAACAGAAACTGTACTTGTTTCACCAGAACAAGTTATACACATAAAATATTCGGTATTAGCACTTATAGGGACTAATGCTTCATTTATTAATTTACCAAAATGATTAAATGGTGGGTAGTTACTATCACCACCTAAAAATAAAAACCCATCATTAGGTGTTAATGCTAATGCTAAAAATACATCGTCATAGTTAGGGTTTAAATAAAAACCAGTATCTAAAGAAGTATCGGGTAAAAATTTAATTAACTTTTTTGCGGTTATAAACTCAGTAAGTGATGTATAAAACTTAATAAATGCACCACCGACAATGATTTTATCATCCGATTGTATTATCAATGATGTTACGGCAGTGTCTAAACCATATCCAAATGAATCAGAATAACTACCATTATTATTAATTTTTACAATGTTACCAAAAGTTAAATCAGTACCATTATACTGAGTAAAAATACCCCCAAGAATAATGTGACCCGTTGATTGGATTCCAATCGTGATTACAATACCGTTTACACCTACACCAGTATTAAATGAGGTATCTATAGAACCATTTGATAATATTCTAACAATTGAGTTAACTGAAGTTCCATCGTAGTCTTCAAAATAACCACCAATAATAATTTTACCGTTTTGTTGTAATAAAACATCGTTTACATAATTTGCTGGAGAGGTTCCATCAATACCCGTACCTATAACAAATGTTGGGTCAATACTACCGTCACCATATAATCTAATTATTCTATTATACGATTGTCCATCATATTGAGTAAATTTACCACCAACTATAATTTTACCGTCAGGTTGAACTTCAATTTTTAACACGTCCCCATTAAATCTTGTACCACCACTAAATGTATCATCAACGGTACCATTAGGGTTTAAACGAACAATATGACCGACATTATAGGTTATACTATCTCTAATTAATTGAGTGAAAAACCCACCAACTAATATTTTTCCGTCCGTTTGGATATGTATCGTTCTAACGCTTTCATTAAATCCTGAACTGCCCATGGTTATATCAAATGTGGGGTCAAAAGTCCCATCCGAATTTAACCTTAATAAAAAAGGTGAAGGATAAATATTTCCCTCATAATCATAATGTTCAAAATCACCAGCAATTAAAATTTTACCATCAGATTGTAATTTAATGTCGTGAACATCCTTATCAAAACCGTAATTAGTTCCTTGAGGAAATGTGTTATCTAATAATCCAGCAGTTGACATAATATTAACTATTTAAACCATCAGGTCCTCCTAAAACGACCGTGTTTAATTGAGTTACCGCAGTACCTTGAGCATCGGTATACACTGCGTGTGGAGGTGTTACAGTGATAGTTTCTCCACTACACACAACACATATTACCGTTTCAGTGTTTGCACTTCTTGGGGTTCTATCTTGACAATCACAATCATCATAATAACCACTCACAATAAATGCCTCTTCAAACAAGGTATCCAACACTCCTAAAATTTCAAAACATAAAGGACCCTCCCAAAATGGACCTTCAATAGTTGAAAATTTACCTATAGGGTTTTGTGAGAAATAAGTTGCATTAACTGGACCTTCTAATTCAGGATTGGTACACGCCCTAACTAAAAATGATTTATCATTTTCTTGGTAACAAGTTAAACAGTCCGCATAACTAGAGTTATAAAGACTTAATAGTGTTATCGGGTCTGAAGTTACTTCTAATACAGTACCACATAACGAAGTTTCACCAATAAAAAATGAAACAACTTCACCTACCGATAATGATGTTGCGCTAACTACGTAAGTATCACCTGAAGCACAATTTTGTATATTATAATTTGGCATTTTATTTTCTTATTTATAGTTTATTATTTGAAATTTTATTTGTTGTTTATAAGTATTAACTTCACCACTACTAATCACCTTTATATCAATATAATATTCGTTAGGTATTTTATCTCTAGTATCAAAAATGAAATAATATTCGTTTGGAGTTCTGTTAATTGAGGTCCAATCCTGAACTTGCACCTCAGTTTGACCTTCTCTAACATAAACCCTATAACTAGCGTCAACATGATGGAGTAATTTTTGTGTTGTGTAAGCCTGTTTAATCACTACCCCAACTTTTCTAATATCCGTATTGAATATTTTTTCATCTTGTTTAATCCCATAAAAATCAAATCCATATAGTTTAGGGTCAACTGATGTTGTTCCTATTTGAATAGAACTTTTTAAAGGGAGTAATGTAAAATCGTTAAGTATATCAGGTAAATTAAAACCATTTAGTTTTAAATTGTACCATTTGTCCGAGAATGTACAAGGTGTTTTATACCCAATAAGTGGAGGTATGATAACCTCATACACCCCTTTAGTTCTTTGACAAGTAGGTAAACCTATTAATCCAACAATTGGGTTACCCGTAGAATCGTGAAGGTCAACAGTTGGAGTATGGTCCAAGTTAATTGGATTTCCATTGTCAAACAAGTAAAGATAAAGTTTGTTAGCTTTTCCGAGAGTAAATTGATTCCTATCATCTTCTATTAAATCATTGTAAGATGTTTCTAAATAAGGTTCATAAAATGTTTGAGTGTGTCTGGTAAAAAATTGAACCTCATAGTTTTCTGTAAGACCTGTTAAATTCTCAACTTGGGGTTTAAATGCAATTCCCCATCCAGAAATATTCGGTAATGAACCATTTAGTATTGAGTTTATCTCATCAGTCATATCAAAACTAATGTTCTCATTTCCAAATTCAAAATGTTGAACGTCAACAATTGTTAATCCTGAGTAATTAACACCACCTTCGTTTTTATTATTATAAACACCTGGTTCAGTCCAAGTACCTATTGTTGTCGTTTGATACCAATTTGAGGGTCTATCAGAAAAATTTTTATCATTTTTTATTTCGTATATCAAATCGGCATAATCGTAACCGACCCCTTCATCCCATATTTGTGGTAAATTTGGATTATCTTCTATAAACGGAATTCTAAATAATATTAAGTCAAACGAGGTTGCTCTCATCCTACTTTGCGATGTTGTTGTATTTAATAAATCATTAAAAGTTGATGTATTAACCATCCTTAAAGTATGTTTAATATCGTCAGTACAAGTTGTTGTTATTGTACCGTCAGCAACTTTCTCTTTTAACAAAGTTAGGTCTAAATCAAATATAAAACGACTATAATTATTTGGATATTGTGTAGAGATTACCGAACCATAAAAAAGTTCTGTTACAGGGTTTCTACCTGTATTAACAAAGCTATTATAGATTATCGTGTTATTTCTGCTGAAATATGAATTGTTGATTGACATTTAAATGTTTTACATATAAATATCAATTAATTCTAATATTTTGATTTAATATTGTATTTTGTGCGTCAGCAAGGATTGTTAATATTTCAGCCGTAGTCTGACCATTACCCGAAGATACAGGTATTGGTGGCATTGTTGCTATAGGATGTACGTGACCTGTGACAAAATCAAAAATTTTCATTAGTAATTTCATTAACTCGTCACCCCTAACTGTTGGATATGTTTTATCAAAGATACTATTAGACGACGCCTTGTCTCCTGTACCCCCAATAAATTTATCTTGGTCAATACCGTATAAAGTGTTTTTTAAATCTATAGGTCCTTTTGGTCCCTTTGAATCGTGAGATAAAAGATAAAGTTTTTGACCACCTAACACACCATAAGTAATGTTGTTTTTATTAAATTCAAATAACTTTAATTTATTTAACTTAAATTCTTTCTGTACCCCAACAACAGGATAACCTTGTTTATTTTCCCACACTAAGAAAAATCCTCGTTCTAAATCATTTGTATTTGGTTTAATTTTTTCCGTGAATTTTAAATAATTACTTAATTCATCGGCATCTTGTTGAGTATTTACTTGAAATTTAAACCCTTTTTCAAACGTTAATTTTGATGGGGTAACAATGAATGGGAAAGTATCTTTTGATGCAACGTTAGATTGAGAATTCGTAGTATATCCTGATATATTTAAATCTCCGATAACCACCCCTTGAACTACATTATTGATTAATGTTGTTATATCATCAACCCCCATTGCATTAAACTCAAATTTCTCAATAGGACCTACGTAGTTGTCCCCAATTGTTATTTTTGTAATGGTATCATATTTGAAATTTTGAGTATTAGTCTTTGGACTTGGTAAAACATTGTAAATTGAAACAGACCCATTATATGCGTTTTGCATATTTTCTAAATTTGAAACGTCCCAAACAACCATTTTTTTAACAGATTTAACTCCGTCAACTAACGATGCGATTTTTTTATCACCTTTAACCTTTTTTTCTTGAGTAAAGTTTGATAGTTGTAAGAATGCTCTTTTATCAAATCCTTTAGGTAATTCGGTTTTACTTAAATTAGTGGTTTTACCCGCTCTAATTAATACTTCATTTTCTTTAACAATAACATCAGCGCTACCCCTACCCAATAGAGAGTTATCACCAGGTTCAGGGAAAACACCTTTACTATAATCTTGTTGATAACTACCGTTTTGGTTTTTAATTGTAACACTATCCTTAATTCTATCACCAGCACCTAAAAACTTTTTAGCCCCCTGGTAGTTTTCAAAGGATGTTGTCATTGGCGATGAGAATGGTCCTTGAATATAGAATTGGTTACTGAATGGAAAATCTTTATTATAATAAATTATATGAACATATTCCTTTGTTTTAGGAACTTGGCTAATAAAGAACGGTAACAAGGGTAAACAAATTAACGGGTCTTTAGATGTCCATTTATCTTTTTGTTCATTCCAATTTGGTATTGATGCTAATATGTCTCTTTCATTCTTAGTTTCAGGTACAACTCTAATCCTACCAAGCATTGCAGGGTCTTCGTTATCAACAACGATTCCTGGAAAAATTATCTGACTCATATTAGATGACCTTATATATTCAGGTACATCATCACCAACTCTTTTTTTTGACATATTAAGTATTTGTTCTTTGTTTGTATTCCTTTAAAATATCATTATAAGATTTTTCTAAATTATCTAAATGGTGTGTTAATTTAATTACATATTCTTTCGTGGATTCAAATTCCTTATTAATTGAATCCATTGCAAAAATTAAATCACTATTAGAACGATTTCTATAGTCATTAATAATTTGCCCTAATTTTTCTTTAGTTTCAGTATCCATGATTACATTTTTTTTCCAAATGAACTTGCAGGTAATGTAAATCCTGAAGGTGTTATTGTTAATGGTGGTATTGCCGTTTGTATTTTACCATTTAGAACTTCTTCTTCTGAAGACGCTTTTAACTGCGAAAAAACTGATAACACAGATAGATTTGGACTTCCGTCTGGCATCCTTCCAGTAGGTATCCCTAATTTTTGTAATTCTTTAATAGTACCGATAAATGCTCTTGTATCTGAGTAACCATCTAAAAGTCTGGCCGTATACAGTAAAGGAAATGGAATAAATCCTTTTATCTCACTTTGCCAAATTTGTAATAAAGCCAATAACTCATCAACAACACTTTTACATTTTCGCCAATCGGTAACTAACTTATAAAGTTCTGCGACGGTTAGTAAAATTTTCGCCAATTTTAATATCATTTTACTTAATTTATCTTTCTTTTCTCTAGCGATATCGGTAATCACACTCAACATTAGTTGTTTAATATCCCTTTTAATAATTTCAAAAAGGGTTTTTACAAAAATTGCACTTATTCTACTTATAACGTTTATTGCAAATGTTTTAAATTGTTTAAAGAATTTTTCAAATGTGTCGGCGTTATCATCAATAGATTGACCTACCGATTTCATCATTGTAAAAATTGGTAATAAAACTTTTGGTGATAGTATCGCACTAACTAAACCAGTGATTAATAGTTTAATAAATTCCTTATCAAAAACTTCTAAGTTAGGTAAGTTTTTATTTGGTGAGTTTGGGTCAACAATATTTGCGGTTAAACTATTTGCAACTGAATTAAAGTCATTATCTTTAACATATCTTAATTTATCCAATTCATTTAATATACCTTCAGTATTAATTGGTATATCAACATTATCACATTCCACAAAAGTAATTACACCTTTTTTTATGTTATTTATTTTTTGGTCTATCTCCCTCAAATCAATAGAGTCCAGTTCAAAAAAAGATTGGTCAATACCGTCTGATGGTGAAATTTTTGCATTACCACTTACATCTATTTCTGACCTATTATCAAAACATAGACCAAGTATCCTTTGAATCATGATACTAAACCAAGATTTGTCTTTTATCTGAACATCACTATCACCTAATTTAATTGACAATGCTCCAGTTAAAAAGTTCATTAACCACGAATATAAATTGTGACCATCAAAAAGTTTAATTGTTGAATAATAGTCTTGAACAAATTGCCCAACTAAATTTGAGGGGTTATTATTTACATCAAATCTTGCTTTTGGCGTAACCTTAAACCAACCACCTCCAATACCTGTGGTCGGGTTAATTTCTAAAAATTGTATATCAAATAAATTCTGACCTGAAGTACCGACATAAAATTGAGAATTATCAACCGAGTAAGGGTTTGTACTTTGGGTAACCGAATAAAGTTCTTTATTTAATGGAAATGGGTTATTCTGAATTACCACTGAACTTTTTTCATATAATAATTTACCTACTTGACTAGCAGGGTCTATTTTTAACAACCCTGTTAAATCTATAGATGAAACTTTAATATACACAGGAGTGTTTGGTACGTAACCTAATTGTTGGTCACAACCAATTAATGCTAATATTTCTTCGTAAATAATTGTTAAAATTTCAGGTTCAATAGTGTTTGTAACTTGGATAAACTTTTTCTTAACATAACTTAATGATTTTTTACCTGTTACATTATTAACATCAAGTAAGTGGTCAAATTGTGATTTTACTTTTTTTTGGTACGCCTTAGTACTACCTGATAAACTGGACGACTGTTTGGAAGTAGAATCCGATTTTTTTTCAAAAGAATCTCCCTTTCTACTTATTACCTCACGATATTGTTCTTTTAAATCTTTATATGCGTCAGCAGACTCAACCTCAGATTGAATTTTTTTATAATCGGCACTAACATCTATTGAAGCCATAATTTTTTTTATTTCATTTTATATGAACCATCTTTAGGATTGACATCTTTTTCAATTAAACTTTTAATCATTTCATCATCCATATCAATATCAGATAGTGAAAAATTCTCAGTTGTTGAATTAGATTTTTCCCATATATTAGCTTGTAACTTAGATAAAGACAGTTTTTTTTCCACACAATCATTAATAATTTTTTGTTGTTTCTCAATAACAGGGCCTATTAAAGTCATATCTTCAGGGTCCTTCATCATTGACAACATTTTATTTTGTATCCTAATAGCGGTATTTCGTTGCTCAACAAGTTCGTTATAAATCTCTTGCATCAACGACAAAATTGACTCTTTCGTCAAATTAATCTCTTTTTTTGGAGGTCTTCCCATAGTATATAAATATTTAGTAACAAATTTATTTAACCATTGTCTGAATTAAATTCAAATAAATACTTTTAAATTTTTTCATTGAACTTCTAATTTCTTTGGTTGATAAATTAGTCATTTCTCTTAAAGAGAGTAAAATAATATTTTTGTTAAATTTATTGTTATCGTTACCGATAAAAATATTCTCATAGTTCTCAAACAAATCGTATAAAGCCAAACCTAATTTTTTTTCGTTCTCAGATAACTTTTCATTTTTAATGAATATATCTAATTCAAACAAAAACTTACTTATAACGTTAGCGTAATCTAAAGTGTCTTTATCTATTGAATATGAATATGTTTCATTATTTTCCAAATCACTAGAGATATCTTCATAAGAAATTTTGCGATTAGTTTCTTTTTGGTCTTTAATAATTTGACCCATTAGATAATTCTTACATATAGTACCAAAATAAGAATACGCTTTCTTCTCCTTAGAAGGTTTAAACTTATCAATTTTAGTCATTAAGAATGAGTGAGTATCTATATGGATTTCATAGAAGTCCATATCTTTTCTATATAATTTGTATCGTCTTATAATTGACGATATCATTTTATCTAAAGGTTTTCTTAAAAAATCATTATAAATTTTATTTTTTTCTTCGTAAGTTTTGGCGGCTAAAAAATCTATCACCGCCATTTCTTCCTGAACATCAAAATAATTTACTTGTTTTGGTTTTCTACCTTTCTTTTTTAACTCAACATGTGTTTCTTCGTTAGCATTGTTTTCTGACATTAAACTTCTTGAGCTTCATACTTTATGTTTCTATCGTCAATAAAATAATATTCTTTTTTTGCCGACTCAACCCAAAACTTAACCTCATCATTTGTTAGAGGGGTTTCTCCATTTTTATAATTCCAAAATATTGAACCTTCACGTAAGTTAATATGTTTATACCCAATTCTTGGTATTGACATAATCTTAACCGAATTTTGTGTTAAACGTAAAAACATCTCATATCCGTAAGTTAACTTAAAAGATGGTTTGATTTTACCGTACTGAATAAATTTTGATTTTTTAATAACCATTCCTGACATTTGGAAATTTTGATAGTCCTGTAAAGTTTCATTAGTTAGAACACCCATTTCCGATGCGAAATTAGCTGCAAAGGTTGCCTCATTAGTAAATCCTGCGAATACACCTTTATCATCAGTGTCAACAACGATAGGTAAGAACGCATCAACATCAGGGTAAGATTCCGAATATTTTTTAACATTTTTAAACCATATTGTTGAATATTCGTCATCAAATTCATAAAGTGATACCCATTCAGACGATGAGTTCTCAACACCGTAATTAATTTGTGATGCGTAATTAGCTTCACCAGACCACTCTAATTTTTTAACATTTAAATCTCCAAAATCAAATGAAGATAAATATTCAGTTAATGTTGTGTCATTACAATAGACAATAACTAATTCATTTATTGGTAAATTTTGAATTTTTAACGATTCAATACACTTTGCGAAGTAATCCTCAAAATTAAGAGACTTACTCGTTTTAATTGGTAAAATTACTGATACATCAAACTTTTCCATATTATTCCTCAATTGTTTCTAGTTTATTTAATTGGTCTTCAAATGAGGTCAATCTAGTATTGATGTAAGATTCAAACAATAACACTGATTCCTCATTAAATTTTTCTTTAGTTGATAATTCTTTAGCGGTATTATCCATCTCTTCATATAATTTTTCGTCAACATTATCTTCTAACCAACTTTGTAGATAATCAGCGACAAAATCAACCATTTGAATTTTGTTATTCGCCCAAAAACCATTTGTTTCACTCATCCACCCAGGAGTTAAATTAGGTACTAATCCTAATACGGGAATACCTGTTTTCATTGATTCTAATGGGAAAGTACCGTAACTACTCACTTCATCAATCCATACTGATAAACAAGCGTCTTTTAACCCATCGGCGAATTGTTTTTCAGTCAAACTTCTCATATCGCGGAAAGTAATCCATCGGTATTGGGGGTATTTGATATAAAAACTTTTAACCAAATTTAATGAATCTCTTTGGTCACGAGAATGGATTGCTACAATTGGTTTAGCTGGCAATGGATTCTTAGCGAATGCATCAGGAATGTACGGTGTTAAAATATCAACAGATACATTTCTCATTAATTTAGTAATGTAATCTTTCTGTTCTTCTGAAGTTGTGATACACTTAAAAAATCCTAATTGACTCCAAGTCTGACCTGGTTGTAATGTCTCAAGAATATTATC